TATATCTATCCATACTATGGTGGGAATATTGAGTCTATTAGCATTATCTAATATGGCCTAATTCAATCTAGCACCTTGACAATATTCAAAAAACCTATAGTATTAAGGGTGGATAACTATGTCTACAACACAAGTACAAGAAATCCTCTCAACACTAAAAAAAAGGCGAGAGGAAAATAAATTAAATTACTACCAACCCTATAAGTTTCAAAAGAGTTTTCATCAGGCAGGATCAGAATCCAACCAAAGATTGCTCATGGCAGCAAACAGGGTAGGTAAATCCTATGTGGGTGCGATGGAAATGGCAGCACATCTAACAGGATTGTACCCTAAGTGGTGGACTGGTAAGAGATATAATCAACCCATCAAAGCATGGGTGTGTGGTGCGAGTAATGAAACCACTAGAGATATCTGCCAAAAGGAGCTATTTGGGCAACCTGATAACCCAAGAGATAAAGGGAAGGGTTCAATCCCTAAACACCTTATTGGTGAAACTACTAGAAAACCAGGAGTTCCCAATGCCCATTCTTCTGTTATGGTCAAACATAAAAGTGGTGGGTGGTCTAGGGTTGCCTTTAAGGCTTATGAAATGGGTGCTGAAAAATTTATGGGGGAGAGTTTAGACCTTATTTGGCTTGATGAAGAACCACCTCAAGATATCTATTCCCAATGTATTACTAGGACATTAGACAGGCGAGGACAGGTTTATTTGACCTTTACTCCTGAATCAGGCATGACAGAGGTAGTACAGAATTTTACCAGCAATCTAAGGCCAGGACAGGCATTGATAACTGCTGGGTGGGAAGATGCAGAGCATTTGACTGAGGATATGAAAGAACAGATTTTATCTGCTTTACCACCACACGAGAGAGAATTAAGATCAAAAGGTGTACCAATGATTGGTTCAGGATTGGTATTTCCTATTGATGAAGATACATTGACCTGTGATCCGTTTACCATACCAACTCATTTCCCAAGAATCGCAGGTCTTGATTTCGGCTACGACCACCCTACTGCTGTGGTTTGGGTAGCATGGGATAGAGATGAAGATATTGTCTATGTGTATGATTGCTACAGTATGTCAAAACAGACACCTGATTATCATGCAAGTCATATCAACGAAAGAGAGGGATCTCACTTTATCCCTGTAGCATGGCCACATGATGGCTATCAGCACGATAAAGGAAGTGGTATTACCCTAGCCGAGCAATATCGTACAGCTCATGTCAATATGTTGCCATTTCACTTTGAAAATCCACCAGCATTAGGTGAGAAAAAAGGTGGCAATAGTGTTGAAGCAGGGTTGATGGAAATGCTCACTCGTATGGAGCAGGGCAAATTTAAAGTATTCAATACCCTATATGATTGGTTTCAGGAGTATAGGTTATATCATCGTAAAGATGGAAAATTAGTAAAAATTAAAGATGATCTTATGTCTGCAACACGATATGCAGTTATGAGTCTAAGACACAGTACAACAGAGACATCAAAGTGGAATAGAAAAGGTACTCTAGGCCCTGATGTCGCAATAGTTTAGGAGATAAATATGGACTTGAGAAAAAAAACCAATCCTTTTGTTGAAAATGCAAAAGCATCAGAATTTAGAAGGGCAGCTGCTAGACGACAGCAGAAAATGACATCAGGCAAAACAGCAGCACAAAGATTTAAAGAAAGATATAGAACAAAAGAAAGACCGAAAATTAGACCAGGCGATATTGGTTCAGGGATAGCTGGTTCTTATAATAGATAATGGCAGAACTTATAACATCACCTACATTATTAGCTCACAAAGTCAAAGAGTTAGAAGAAAAAATGGAATATGCTCTGATTATGATTGAGCAAATCGAAAAAGATTCACAAACACCAAAGGCAAAGAATGGCAAAAAAACCAAAAAAAATGACTGAAGATGAATTAGCATCGAAACTATCACAAGAGATTGAACAAGCTACAGGACACATGAATAGTGAACTCTCAGGACAAAGAGAGGACAACATGAAGTATTATCTTGGCGAGAAGTTTGGTAATGAGATTGATGGTAGATCAGAAATTGTTACAACCGATGTTAGAGATACAGTTGAGTATATTATGCCTTCTTTGATGCGAATATTTACTACTCATCACAATGTCGCTGAATTTGAGCCACAAGGCCCTGAAGATGTCGAAATGGCTAAACAAGCTACCGACTATGTAAACTATGTCTTTAACAGGCAAAATAATGGCTTTAAAGTCCTATATGATGTCTTTAAAGATGCACTTATAAGCAAAACAGGTATTGTTAAGCATTATTGGGAAGAAAAGACTGAAGTATCTACCGAACATTATGAAAACCTTACAGAGATTGAATATCAAGCAGTATTAGCAAACGATGAATTAGAAGTATTGCAACATACAGAAAAAATAGTGCAAGAAGCACAGCTTGATGAAAATGGTTTAATGATTAGTCCTGAGATTATTAGCCATGATCTTAAAGCTAAAAGGACTAAAGCTGGTGGGCAAGTTAGAGTAGTTTCTGTACCACCTGAAGAATTTTTAATATCGAGAAGGGCAGTTGATATTGAATCAGCACAGTTTATTTGCCATAGAGTAAAAAAATCAGTAAGTGATTTAATTTTAGAGGGTTATGATCCTAAAGTAGTAGAGAATATGCCTAGCTACTCTCAATCACAAGCTGAATACAACGAAGAAAGATTGGCAAGATTTAGCTACGATGATGATGCGATACCACCTGATGAGGGTTCAGGAGCAAACAGAAAAATATGGTTAGATGAATGTTATACTCATATTGATTTTGATGGCGATGGTATTGCAGAACTTAGAAAGATTACTAAAGGTGGTAATGAAATATTAGAAAATATTGAGATTGATTATATTCCTTTCTCAACAATATGTCCTTTACCAATACCTCATAAGTTTTATGGAATGTCAGTTGCCGATACAGTCAAAGACATACAGCTTATTAAATCTACGATTGTTAGGAATATCCTAGACAATATGTATCTAACCAATAATGCAAGATATGCAGTATTAGCAGGGCAGGTAGAATTAGATGATTTATTAACTAGCAGACCAGGTGGTATTGTTAGAATGAGAGCACCAGGTGCTGTAACACCTTTACCAACACCACAAATATCTCCTGATGCTTTTAACATGGTTCGATATCTTGACCAAGTAAGAGAAGAAAGGTCAGGGGTATCTAAGATGACACAAGGACTTAATCCTGATGTATTAACATCTCATGTAACTAGTGGTGCAATCTCAGCAGCAACAGAGTCAGCTATGCAAAGAACTGAGCTAATTGCTCGTATATTTGCTGAAACTGGTATCAAAGATGTCTTTAGATGTATTTATCAGCTAGTTCAAAGGTACGAAGATAGAGAGAAAATGGTGTTTTTAAATAACAGATTTGTACCGATTGATCCTAGCAAATGGAAAGATAAATTAAATTGTACTGTCAATGTTGGTGTAGGTAGTGGCTCACAACAAAGTAAAATGCAAACTATGAGTAGCATTATGAATATTATTCAAGGATTGGTACAAAATGGTGGCATGGGTTCACTCGTTACACCACAAAACATTTACAATGCAGTAAGTGAGTTTATGGCACAATCAGGATATAAAAACTCAGATATGTTTGTATCTAACCCAGCTATGATGCCACCACCACAACCACCACAACCATCTATTGAAGAAAAAGTACAACAACAAAAAGCACAAGTTGAATTACAAAAATTACAATTACAAGCTAAAGAATTAGAAATAGAAACACAAATTAAGGCACAAGAGTTGCGACTTAAACAAGAAGAATCAGCAATTAATCTTGCACTCAAGAATAAAGATTTAGAAATTAAAAAATCACAACTTGAACTTAACGAGCAAGAACTTGCTCTTGAAGCTGTGCAAAACAGACCAGTTGGTATAGGCCCAAGTTAATGGCATATCCTAAATATAAACCTGAATACAAAAAAGAAAGCAGGTCTAAACTTATTTCTAAAAAAATTAAAATATTAAGAAAAGAAGGGAAGCCACAAAAACAAGCAGTAGCTATTGCACTTGATATGTACCCTAAAAGAAAAAGGTTGCCACTAGCATGAACGAACAAGACATTAAAACAGAAATAGAATTACTCAAAAAGGATATTGATCTTATCAAGAATAATCATCTTGTGCATATGGCAAAAGATATTGATAATCTGTCAGTCGATATGAAAGATGTTAAAAGAGCAATTTTTAAAGCTCAGTATGTTATGTATGGAGCTATTGTAGTCTTTGTTTTAATGAGTGATAAATTTACAGAAATACTTAAACTTTTATAGGAGAAATACTATGTACGGAAAGAAACACAAGAAAGGTAAAAAGGGCAAAGGTAAGTGCTAATGGGTGCTAAAACTAAACATTATTTTAAAACAGGTAAAGAATTTAAAGGAAATGTTCATAAAATGCCTAATGGACAAATTCATACAGGCAAAACACATAGCAAAACTTCTAAACAAGTTGTTCACTTTAAAGATTTATCTGCAAGAGCAAAGAAGGTAGCAAGAGCATGATGAAGAAAAAAAAGAAAAAATCTTTTCCTGATTTAAACAAAGATGGAAAGATAACTCAAGCCGATGTTCTTATAGGCAGAGGTGTTTTGAAAAAAACCAAGAATGGAAAAATTGGTTGAACAATAAAGAATTACAAAACTTAATGTTGAAATACCGAGTTTCAATCAATGAGTTATTCCTAAAAACAGGCACACCTGTTAATCACATAAAGGGATATCTCGCTGGGCGAAGAACTATACCCACTAGTTTAGTGGATAGAATCAAACAGATAGGAGAACAAAATGACTGAAAAAGAAGAACAGATCAGAGATGGTCAAGATGCACAAATGGTTTTAGAAAATCCATTAGTAATAAATGCTTTTAACCAAATATTAAATGATGGTTATCAACAATGGATTTCGACAAAAGCAACTGAAAAAGATGAAAGAGAATCTCTTTATCATCAACAGATTGCTGCATTAAAGTTTAAACAAGTTTTAATAAATACAATGGAAAATGGAAAATTGTTAGAACAAGAAAGAAAGGAGAGTAAAAATGGCTAAAGTAAACAAACCAACTCCACAAGACAATATTCCAACAAAAGAAAGCAAACATAAAGGAATCCCTGTAACTGATGTTGCATCAGCACAGGAAGCATTACTTGCTCAATTACAAGCTCCAGCTTCGGAACAACCTGTAGAGGAAGAAGTGCAAACAGAAGTAGAGGATAATACTTCTGAACAGGCAATGGAAAATGCCGAATCAGTTGAAGAACCAGCACAAGATTCTAACGAATTGACTGCTGATGATTTAGTTGAAAATGACCAAGAAGAAGCACTAGATGAACCTACTACATATACTGTCAAAGTTGATGGTAAAGATGTTGAGGTTACCCTCGATGAGCTTCGTTCAGGTTATTCAAGACAAGCTGATTACACACGAAAAAGTCAAGTATTGGCAGAACAAAGGCAAAAAGCTGATGAAGAATTAGCTGCCACTCAGCAAGAAAGACAGCGATACATTTCTCAACTTGAACAATTTACAGATTCAGCAGATAAAAAACTCGATGAGTTTAAATCTGTAGACTGGACAAAACTCAAGGAAGAAGATCCAATGGAATATATGACCAAAAGAGATCAATACAGAGAACTTCAAGAAAACAAAAGATTAGTTCAAGAAGAACAAAATAATCTTCAACTTAAACAACAGCAAGAAGCACAAACTAAATGGCAAGAAGAACTTGCTAGACAGCAAGAGATAATGGCTCAAAGACTTCCTGATTGGAATGATCCTAACAAAGGCCCTAAATTGAAACAATCAATTAAGACCTTTGCAGTTAAAAAAGGATTTACTGAACAAGAAGTTAATAGTCTTATTGATGCTAGGTCAGTAGATGTACTTCATAAAGCTATGTTGTATGAAAATCTTTTAGAAGCTAAAATATCTAAAAAGAAAGCTAAAGTTGTTCCTAAAGTAACAAAACCAGGAGCTGGTACTACTAAAGGCGAAGTTAATAGCGAGAAAGTAAAGCAACAACGAGCTAGATTAAGAAGAACAGGTAAAGTTGGCGATGCTGCTAAATTACTTGAAGGATTAATCTAATACTAAACTTTTAACACAGAGGTGTAATACAAATGGCACAATTAACAAATACATTTGAAACCTATGATGCTGTGGGAAACAGAGAAGATTTGCAGAATATTATTTATAATATTACTCCAACTGATACTCCATTTATGTCAAGTATTGGTACTGGAACTGCAACATTCACTAAACATGAATGGCAAACTGATTCACTAGCAGCAGCAGCTTCAAATGCACAAATAGAAGGAGATGACTCTCCTAGTGCTGCAATGTCTGCAACTTCTCGTGTTCTCAACTATACACAGATTTCATACAAACCTGTGATGGTTTCAGGCACACAAGAAGC